GATGCCAGGACTCACATAACTTCCTGTAGCGTTTACATCGCCCGTAGAGACGACGCTACCGCCCCCCTGGAGAGACAGCTTGGATCCTGTCGGAGTACCGAACGAGCTTGAGTAAAACGAAACAAGTATGTTGTTTGTCCCAACAGCCGGAACATTATTCAAGCCACGTCGACCATAGTTGTAGAATTGCAGGGTATTCAGGTTGTCTGCTGCTGGTGCTCGTGATGAGGAGAAGAAAAAGTTCTCTCTATCATCCATTGTGCGAGAGTCCCAGCGAGCTTCGATAACAGGACGCTTAAAAAAGAACTCACTTGAGCGAGCAAAGAACTTCTTTGTGTAGTACGACTGTGTTGCTCCTCCTGTATTCTGAATTACAGAGCCGGAATCTGTACCGAGAGATGATGAAAAATAAGCTTCCTGTGAGGCTGTTAGACGAATACCGAATCCGTAGTTGTTATATTCTCCTCCTGCTGCTCCAGTAATCCAGTTTTCCACAACAGTAGTAACATCAACTTCTAGATTTTCATAGCCTTTTTCAAACCTGACATTGTAGTTGTCTTGAGTTAGATAATCGCCACCGACGCTAGACCAAGATGTGCTTGAATCGGATTTGATCCAATTAGATTCTCCAAGGTCCTGATACTCATCCATGTCCAGCCCCGTTCCTTCTGTCCATGAGCGTGAAATGGGAGCAACTACTAAATTAAAGTCTTGCGGCAATGTAAAGGGATGCTCTGCATTGAACATCTTAAGATAGAAAGATACCGAACCAGATGCTGGGATTGTGCCGGCGACTCTATCAGCAGAAATGGCTGCCACAGGGAACTGAATTAAAACTCTTGATAGTTCTTGAGATTGGCCGTTCGAGCCTGACTCCTGACCATAAATCGAGAAAACCTCTAGAGAATCGGCATATCCCATATTGGAGCCGGTCCCTCTTGTTAAAAGATTGGCTTCATACGCATTTGTAATTGTATTGTCGGCGCTTGCCGTATATCTTAAGATAGCCATTACCGGATTGCTCCCTTGATATCAAGGTTTGGAAACTTAAGTTCGAATATAGTATTTTGTTCAGCCATTATTTTTCTGCCGTCTGCGGACAACTTATCATCAAAGTCATAAGAAGAATTAGAGTAGGTTCCGCCTGATTTGCGCACAATCTCTAAGTCTACAACGTCAACCACTCCCTTGACTCCATTTATGATTTTATAAAAATCAGTTATGATTATGTTTTCACCTATATCATACTGGTTTTTAACCAGATGATTTCTAATCGCTTGGTTAACTTTATTAATAACATCAAAACGATTGGCATTTAAATCAGGAACTATAACGTAGTTTATACCAAAATTAACGATTTGTGCATCAAGAATATCAATTGTATCATTTATTACTTTATATTGTAGAATCCAATTTCTTAAGTTATTTTTTAGAGTTATGTTAGGAGCTTGAAGTTTTTGAGAACTGTCTTCCGATATAACATACAAATTAATATTTCTCTTTAACTCATCAAAATCTCTGACTGCAGAAACTCTTTTAACCATGCCAAATTTTCCTGGCATTGCATAACATAGAGCTTGATAATCCTCTAAGGTAACCGCTCTATTTTGCGCAGCGTAAAAACCAAAAACTCTTTGTTTTACTTCCTCAGAACTTGGCAAACTAACACTTCCAACAAATGGCTCTTCGTTTGTGACCTCTAAAGAGTTGATAACAGAACTTCGCGTTGCTGAAGATAATGACCCGGCTGATGTAAAGTTGACTATGGGTCTATCCACATTAGTGATTGTCTCTTGAGCGGCGTTAACGTCATCAGTGGTGTTAATCCGATATCCAATTCTGAGTGTGGTATTAGCCGGCGCGATGCCAAACTTATCAGTGCTAATAAGCTTTGTTGGATCAAAGTCTAAATCCGTGACGTAGTCACGTCCGTTTAAATCCAAAATTAAGTTTGTTGGATCCACAACTGAATCTGAAAGAAGTTCAGAGTCCGAACCATAGCCAAACTGTAAAAAGGTTGTTGCTGAGTTGTGCTCTACGACAAAGCGCCGAGCAACTGGAACTGCTTTAAGAATATTGGCAACAGTTGAATTTGTAACTGTATTGGTGTTCCTGATTCCTTTATAGATAACGTTTTGTGATAAGTGATCCACCTCAACGTATTCATGCCCCTCGGAATCAGTTACGCTGATAACTGCAGCTATGTTCTGTGTTTGCAGATTAACTCTTCGGAATCTTTCAAAATCACCCACATTAACTTCTTGAAAACTTGTCCTACCAGATACGGCTCTTCCTTGCGCTCTGATAATATAATCTATAGGAGATCCATCAGCGTTAACATCACCAACGGTAATTTGAATGTTTGAAGCATTAAAATCTACGTCCTCTAATAATGTGTAAGAGCCGCCCCCAGTTGAAGAGAAAGTCGATCCAGCAGCCAACACGGGAGCATAAGAGTAATCAGGACCCTCTGCCAACCCTGGTGATGTAGGAACTCTTATATAGAAAGTCAGAATACCATATGAAGAAGGACTCCTATTTAGCTTGAAGCCAAGTTGTCGGGCTAGCTTTAGAACATTGTTATATTCAACTGCCGTCTCTAAGAACGATTCATTTGCTTGGTAATCTAGATAGAAAGATAAAATATCACCGATATAAGCAACTGTATCCAGCATCAAAGAGCCAAAAGAAGCTTGGTTGAAATCTTTGTAAGTATTTGGATAATATCTTTTCGCGTAATTCTCTAAATCTCTACGAATAGAATCAAAGTCGCGACTTGTATAATCAATAGGTTGTAGTTTTTTGGCCATAGTTTATATCTCTAAATAGGTGTGTCCACATCGATTTGCAATGCCGTTGATCTTTGTAACGGAACAATTGTAAACGATATTCTCATAGATAAGGAATGAGGGAATAAATCCGGATTATTTTCTGGTACATCAAAATTGATATTATCGATTCTAATAAATGGCAAATAAACTGAGACTTGCTGCTCTATACCATCTCTAATTCTTTCGTAAGTTTGCCTACCGTTGAATTCGAATAAGTACCTTTTCAAGCCAACACCAAAACTAGGGTTCATTATTCTTTCACCCGGCACTGTTAGGATAAGCATCTTTAGATTTTGAGTCACCATATCCTCGTATGTAGTATTAAGATTATATGGTCCAAATACTTCACTTACTGTTAATGGTAATTTAACTGATAAACCGGATGCCATTTATTTTCTCCTAATCGCACGCTGATACATCACCTGTGTTGTCAGTATTTTGCGAGTCCCCTCCTGCGATATTAATATCAATGTTTGACTGTTGCGTATCAAACTTAATTAGTGATAGAAGGAAATAAATCAACCCAAAAGGTGTTGGTGGAATCATTAACATTCCCAATCCAGTTCCAGTAAGGTCAACGCCGTCAGCTGATATTCTTGGGAAGAACCTTGGCGGTGGCTCTCCTGGGGGCGCCGGTGGCGGTGGTGGTGCCGGTGGAAGATCCGGATTATTTTCCATGTAGTAATTTAAGAAGCAGAGCAAAGCCAAAATCAAATTCTCAGCAGATGCAGAGTCATCAAATGGCGCAAGATCACCGGCGTCTTCGTCGCCCGGGCTTGGCAAATCAACATTGCTTGCAGCATCAAGCATAACATTAAATGCCTGTCCGGTTGCTCTTTTGATTATGCTTGTGATAACGACGTGAGGGTCTATCATCTCCATAAGACCCTTCAATATGTCAATAGGAGTCTTGATAAGCATCTTTAGAATAAAATCTCTAGCCAGCGTATCAGGGTTTGGCGCATTTAGACCTAGAATCATGTTTCTTGCATCACTGCGACCTAATCTAGGTTCGCTTGAGTAGTTGTCTCTATTTTCTACCAGCTTTGCTAATATATCAACGACTTGATACTTCGTTGTAAAGAATGCTTGTTCTATTTCTCCCAAATATCTGTTTGCAAGGTAAAAGTTTTGGAATATAGGCAAGATTGTAATAATGTCTTTATTGAACACGTTTGTAAAATAATCTAAATAGCCTCCGGGCGCATCATTTTCAAGCAAGAACTTTCTTTCCTCAGATGTTAAGTTCAGTGGTCCTGATCGCACTGCGGACAAATTTTGCACGTTCCAAGCAGCATAATCTTCCGGGTAGATGGGATCTGTTATAACATCAAATAATTTAACTGCTTTTCCAGAATAAGCTATGGAGAATGAGGGTTTTATGAACGACCAAAAACTATATTCTGCATAGCGAAGCTCACCGATCTCATAGGTACGTCTTTGAATTATAAATTTTGATTTGCTTGTAATTTCGTTTAGGTTGCCCATTCGACCATCAAAAAGATCAAACGGTGGGCTTCCTGGGACCGGCGCGTTCGCAAACCCATCGGTTGGCTGATTTTCAACGGGTTCTTCATCCAGTGGTTCTTCGCCGCCGATCTGTACGAAACCATCAGTTGGCTGATCTTCTGTTGGCTGATCTTGGCTCGGGTCGACATAATTCTCAGGAATAAATGACTCAAAATCATAAACCGGCATTGAAGACAAAAATATTTCATCCAAAGTTTTTTGGTTCGAAACCGGAAGGGCATTCTTAACTGCATTAGAAACCGGAGATGGAGTCTCTGTTTCTCCTGCGATCACACCCATTGAATATTGGATCCTGACCGTGATTAAGAAACCTAAGATATCATTAAAATCTTTGATGTTTGAAGGATCTTCGGGACTCTTGCTAAGTACAAATTCAGTTCCATCTTCAAAAACGACTTGTCCTTTTTCATCTATAATGCCGCCCTGTCTTATAACAGAAGATCTATTAATTTTTTTGTTAAAAATATCAACAAGTGCTTGCTTGATTTCTTGAACAAGTTCTTCACCGCCGCGTGTGTTGTCCGCTCCGAACCCTCTAAACACTTCCTCTAGGTCACCAAAAAACCTGTTTATGTAAGTGTCTATTTGGTCTCTAAAATAAGAAACCATAAAGCTGGAGGAAAACACATCAGTTAAATCAACTGCTGCCAAAACAAAAATGTTTTTGATAATAAACTCAGCAATGTGAACTTGAATAAGCAACAAAAACATTCCCAAACGCAGAACATCATTCATTCTATTTCTGGCGGGAGAATCTTCTCCACTACAAGCTGCTTCTAAATATTCTTTTTGAAGTTGCTTAAAAATTCCATTAACATCTAGTAAATCAGATATTTCATCTTCCGCACAGTTAATGTTGTCGTGGAAAAAGTTTAAAGATAATAAGGTCGCGGCATCAAAGATACCATTTTGTCTATAATAGTCAAATACTTGGTCTACTATGGCGGCGTAACTAATAGGAAAATGTTGATTTTTTATTTTTTCGGTGAAGTCTTCATCGATCGCAACCTGCTGGGCAACGTCAATGACACTTCCGCTTGCTGAACTGATAAAAGCATCGTCTTGCTCATAAGAACTAACAAACTTATTGATATCCAAATCGAAATCGACTTCAGTGTTAGAGACAATTTCATCCCTTAGTATATTCTCTTGTGCAACGGTTGTAGCAGCATCTTCTTCGGCATTAAAAAGCTTGTCTAACCTTAGTCCTATTTGATTAGTCGATGTGTTTGTTGTTGGATCATCCCTGTACTTGAGTCTTATTACATCGCGGGAGCTGCTCTCAGGAGCAAAATAAAAGTCTATCCGCCGCATGTCACCAATCTTGTCCGAACCAAAGTTGTTATTAACAGTCACCGTTGTCGCCGGAGTGCCGCTGAGACCTCCAGACGAAGCATCAATATAGTTATCAAATCTTGTTATATATTGCTGCTTAAACTGGTAACTTGGCATCAGAGGTCCAGCAGATCCACTGGCTGCAGCTGCGATATCGTTTAACTGATCGGCCATTCCACTTAACGCATCAGCCACACCTTGGTCGCTCAAAATATCTAAAAGCACCTCTATAGCGGTACCAATATCTCTTAATTCTGGACGTAAAAGATTTGGCTGGTCAATAACGCACGTTTCAAATGATTGTAAAAGATCTGCGATTTGTGGATCGGCGCTTTCCGTGTCAAGAGCACCACTGATCTCACTTAAAACAGGTAGCATGCCCTCGATTGCAGTCTTTACCAATCCGATAGTGGCTGCGTCTGGCTTAGGTAATTCAGGATATGAGCCGGGTGTGTTTTCGCCGGCTGGTCCAGAATTGGGCGGATCATAAGGCTCTCCGGTTTCTGGATCAATTTCTAGCGATTGAGCACTATTAAACGCTGGGTTGCCGGCGGCTGCCACGAGCCTATGATCTAACAGAGCTTGCTTAACCGAATCAGCAGACTGAATGAACTGCATCTCTACTAGTTCTAGAAGGGTGCTAAAAGTTTCCGGTA